GGTCTGCGTGGCGACGCGGGCCATCTGACCGAGCGTCGCCAGGTGCGACCACAGCCGGCGGTAGGTGTTCTTCCCCTGCCAGAGCCGGTAGCGGTCGGCGGCGCCGTCCGAGTAGTCCGAGGACAGGCGGTAGATCGTGTCCTCGCGGTGCGGCTCGACGAGCGCCAGGTTCCCCAGGTCTCGGCGCAGCCGGTACCACCCGGCCCGGAACTGCGCGGATGAGAAACCGGTCTCCTCCTCCAGTTCCGCCTTGGTGAGACCCACGCCCTCGTCCAGCTCGGACAGGACCGCGAAGATCGCGTCCGCCTTGTCGGCGTCGGTCACGTGCGCGGTCATGCCGCACCCCCCTCGTTCAGCAGGGCGAGCAGCTCCCGGTCGATCTCGCCCGAGAGGCCCTGCCGGAGCGCCCGCGTCGCGATCTCGATCCGGTCGACCTGGGCGAGCAGGTCGTCGCGTAGCTCGTCGTCGAGCGCGGCGTCGGCGAGATGCAGCCGCGCCGAGTTGACCAGCTCGCGAGCCCGGCGCAGGTCGGTCGTCGCCTGGCCGTAGGCGATCTCGCCGTCGCTGCGCTCGGGGAAGTTGCCGGGCTGCCCGGCGGCCGCGAGCCGGTCGCGAGCGCCTTCCTCGCGAGCCCGGTTGAACTCCCGCTGCGCCCGCGGGGGTGCCGAGCCGAGCGCTCGGGCGACCTCGTCGGGCCGCTCCGCGACCGCGCGCTGGATCTGCTCGGGCGTCGCCGTCCGCTCGTCCTCGCGCTGCCAGGACGGGGGCTGTGTGCCCATCCTCCGGGTCTGCTCGCGGACGCTGACCTGATCGCGCTCGTTCGCGAGCAGTTCGTCGGCGGCGGCCTGATCGATCCGGCGTCCGGCCTGAGCCCATGCCCTAGAGGCCCGAGGAGGGAGCGTCTTAATGATCCTGACCTCGAGGTCAGGATCGACATGGGCACCTGTTAGACGCCGCTGGCGTAGATAGCCGACAGACTGACCCAGCTCCTCGGCTGCCGCCCGAAGGAGTACCAGTACCCCCTCTCGCCCGGCCCCGGCGAGGGCCATCGTGGTGTCCCACCATGCCGAGCGCCAGGCGGCCTCGGCTTCCGTCCGGGTCTGCTCCGCGCGATGTTCGCGCCGCGCGACGGCCCGGATCTCGTTGATCCCTGACATGATCCTCTCCATCCTCGGGTTAGTTGAGCAATGCCTCCCTCAGTATACAGCGTGGAGTCGGCACGTAACGCTTTCCCGGTTACTGGTAGAGGTCTCGCCAGCGGGAGAACGACCGCGTCTCGTCCTCCCGGTACCGCTGCGCCAGCTCCGCGAGCAGCGCCCGCGCCTCATGGTCATACGCGGCCAGCGCGGCGACCGCGGCGGTCAACTCGACGTAGCGGCGAACGTCGCGGGGCTCGACGAGGATCGCCGTCGCGTCGACCGTCCCGTAGATCACCGCGCGCTGGTCGTGGAGATCCCACCCGTTCATCGGGAAGTGGTGCGCCCGCGTCCCCCACGGGATGATCCCGACCCGCACGTTCGGCAACCGGCTCACCATCGCGGCCCGTTCGCATTGCTGCGCCATCTGCTCGCGGCTGCCGGCGCGCCACCCGAACGCGCCCTCGGTGGTGAGCATCGTCGTGCGCTTCGTCCGGTGGTGGAGCCGCTCCTGCCGCTGCACGCGGTTGGCGACGAACGCGCGGATCTCCTCCTCGGGGAGCTCCAAGTCGGCGAGCAGCTCCCGCATGTACGCCTCGGTTTGCATCAACCCGGGCACGACGGTCGGCACGAACGTCTGGAGGTGCGCGGTCGTCGCTTCGATGTCGACGAGGCGGCGTTGGAAGTCCGACGGGTGCCGCGCGTAGCGGGGCATGACGACGGGCCGGTGCTCCGCGCGGATGTCGCGGGCGATGCCGACGAGCCGCCGCCGCTCAGCGGCCGGCGCGCGGTAGGCGGTGAGGAGCTTCGCGACGTCCACGTCGCTGGGGATGTTGACGCCCCGCTCCTGACGGCTGATCTTCGCGCCGCTGAACCCGGTCGCGGCTGCGGCGGCGCGGATCGACAACCCCGCCGCCGCGCGCAGCTGCCGGAGGCTCGTGGACAGCTCGTCCTGCCCACCCGCGTCGGCGCCCATCACACCCCCCTTCTCTCACAGTGCGGCGCGGTCGTGGCACCCGTCCGAGTGGCTGTCGATCGCCGACTCGTCGTAACCCGCGGTGTGGTAGCGCCTGCACCTGCGGCAGCAGTAGGTGCGCCACGCCGCGATCCCCCGGCCGCATTCGATGCGCCGGCACCGCTTGACGCTCGCGGTTTCGGGTCCGGTCAGATGCCAGTTCACGCGATCTCCCTCGTCTCGTTCACCAGTTCCAGTTGCGCACGGCGGCTCACCTCCGGTCGCAGTTCGGGCAGGTGCCCGACGTGATGTAGAGCATGGCGTTGCAGGTGACCATGCGGCCGGTCGTTTCGTCCTTGTACTGGTTGCCGCACCGCCGGGGCGGGGGCGGCTGCGGTCGGGGCGGGCGCGGCATCAGGAGCCGCCGCGCAGCAGCCCGTCGCCGAGCATCTGACGGCGCAGGTGGTCGAGGAAACTGTCGGCGGCCGTGACGCTGCCGCCCCGCCGGCGGTGGTACTGCGGGTGCTCCGCCCACCACTGCCCGAACGGCACCGCGAGGTCCCACGCGAACTCGGCGAGCGCCAGGTGCGCCCCCGCGGTGCCCGGCCCGAGGAGCCGCGCCCCCTGCCACTCACCGTCGTCCGAATAGTCCAGCTCGACGACGTGCCGCCGCTCGAGAATCGCGAAGTCGCCGACGGTGAGCAGCGCCGACAATGGCGTGAGGTCGACCTCCAGGACGCGGATGTCCATCCCGGCGGCCGCGTTGTACGTGTAGCACCACTCGAACTGGTAGCGGAGGTAGCCGTTGAGCGGCTGCCCGCGGCGTAGGACGTGCAGGTTGCGGTGGAACGCGCCGGCCGCGGTGTCCTGACGGATCTTCCACAGCCAGGTCGCCATGCCCTCCCGCTGCGGCTCCAGCTCCCCCGCGACCCAGCGGCGGAAGTCGCCGTCGTCGCTGGCGACGCTGTATTCGGTGCGGGTCTGGACGCGGAACAGGTCGGTGCGGTGCTCCGCGTCGATGAACTCCGCGTAGTCGATCGGCCGGGGGATCTCGGCGAGCAGGCCATCGGGGACACGCACGACGGCCTCCCCGTTGTTGCGGGTCTCGCGGAAGTAGCCGGTCACGTCGATGAACCCTTCCTGTACGCGGTCGAGTGCGGGGCATTGCTGGCCGCTGCCGCACGAGCTGCGGATTCTCATGGTGGTTGACTCCCGAGCGTTGGTGGTGCCTCGGAGTGTCCGCCGTGTCAGTCCGCGCGTGCAACCGCCCACCCTTGCTGTATCAGACGCCGAATGCAACACTCGGGGTTCGGCCCGCCCGTCTTACGCCTCCCGAGCGGCGGGCGGGCGGGCCGGCTCGGGTTTCGGCGAAGGAGGAACAACGGCATGATCCGAAGGCTGCGCGCAACCTGGCACCGGCTACTCCGGCGCCCACCCACCCCGTTCGACACGCCCGGTTCCGTCGCCATCGGCACGACCGGCCGGTGGTGGACCGTGCCGGTGCCGCCCGCCGACGTCGGCCTGTTCGAGGAGGCGTAGTGGACGACGACGTGATGGAACTCGTGATCGGCCCGCTCGCCGGGGTCGCACTGTGCGGTCTCGGCGGTGGGTGGCCGGCGGCGCTCGGCGCCGTCGGCTTGTGGGGCGGATTCCACGCCTGGGTGCAGTGGCGCATCCGCGAGCAGCACCGCCGGGAGGTCCGCGAGTTGCTCGCCTACGAGCAGCTCGTGCGGGCGAAGTGGGCGCGGTGGCGGGCGGAGGCGTTGGCGGCATGAGCGCGATCAAGAAGCGGAGCCTGACGAACGGTTCGGTCGCCCTCATCGGGTTCGTCATCGCGATCACCGCGTACATCGCCGGCGGGCAGGGCGCCAACGCGGGCGGGTTGTTCGCGGGGCTCGCCGCCGTGGTCGTCGGCGGGTTGCTGTTCGTGATCCTCGGCGACCTGTTCGGCCGCGTCCGAAAGGATCTGCACACCCGGTGGGTCTGCGTGCTCGGGGCCGTGTTCGGCAGTCGAGCCGTCGGCATCCGCACGAGCGTGCAAAGCGCCTCGTACCACCGCCGCCGGCGATGAGCGACCTGCTGCGGGGCCGCTGGCCGCGCCGAGACACCAGCCGGAGCACGGCGACCCCGAAGCTCTGCGTGAGTTGCGGCCGCGACCGCGACAACCATTGCACGGAGTGCGCGAGCTGCTTCGTCTACAGCCCCGGCGGGCTCCGCTGCCCGACGCACGAGACCGGCTGATGACCGAGCCGCAGCCGCCGGGCGCTGAGCTGGAGGTCCGGCCGGAGAACCTCCCCGAGCCCGCCCCGGTCGTCGAGGGGGAGATCGTCGACGAGTCGCCGAAGACGCTCACGCAGCGCTGGGCGCGAGCACCCCGCGTCCCCGTGGTGTTCAAGCCGACGTCGCTGGTGCCCGACGCGAAGGCCGCGCGCCGCGACCTCGCGATCCGCTCGGCCCGAGCCCCCGTCACGACGATGCCCCGCGCCGTCGCCCGCGGCGTGGTTGTCGCCGCCCGGTTGTGGTGGCATTTCATCGTCCTCTACGAGGAGCGGGAGCACGCCCGGAAGGACAACAAGCTCCACGAGAAGGGCCCCGGGCTGCGGGAGGCGTCGCGGCGCCGCTGGAAGGGCACCGGGCTCGCGCTGCTCGCCCTCGTCGTGGTCGGGTTGCTGCTGCGGTTCGTGTTCCCCGCGACGGCGCCGCTCGTGCTGTGGCCGGCGCTCGCCGCACTCCTGATCGCGCTGATGCTCCTCGGGCGCGCGAAGGACGGCACCCCCGGCCGGAAGCCCGTCCTCGGGGGGCGCGGCTTCGGCTGGACGATGAACCCGGAGATGCTCAACGACGCGTATCGGCACGCGAAGCTCATCAAGAAGGATCAGGTGCTGCTCCTCGTCAAGCACGCCTACTGGGACGGCAAGGGCTGGTTGATCGTGTTCGATTTGCCGCCGGGGGTGAAGGCCAGCGACGTGGTGCGCGAGGCGGAGGCCGTCGCGTCGGCGCTCGCGCTCGACGAAATCTGCCTGTCCATCGAACGGGTGCGCGGCGACGAGGGACACGCCGGGCGGGTCAGCCAGTGGGCGTCGCCGAAGGACCCGTTCGGTGGGGCTCCGCACCCGTTCGCGCTCGCCCGCGCGGAGCGGTGGGATGTGTGGAAGCCGGCGCCGTTCGGCCACGACAAGCGGGACCGGCCGGTCCCGCTGTCGCTGGTGTGGTCGTCGCTGCTGATCGGCGCCCAGCCGAGGAAGGGGAAGACGTTTACCGCTCGCGTGGCGATCAGCCCCTACGTGCTCGACCCCCACGTCCGCATCTATTGCTGGAACGGGAAGGGTGACCGCGCGTGGAAGGCGATCAAGGACATCGCCTACCGCTACGGGAAGGGCCACAGCGACGCCGAGTGCATCCGGCTCCGCGACGCCCTCGCCGGGTTGCAGCTCGACGTGATGGGCCGCTTCGACCGGATGGATGAGCTGGACGACGACGAGTGCCCCGACGGGAAGATCACGCGGGAGATGAGCCGCAACGGCTACCCGATCACCGTGGTCAACATCGACGAGCTGCAGAATTACACCGACTGCGGCGCCCCCGGCTGGCCGGAGCGGGGGAAGAAGGCGACCGTCGGGCAGAACATCGCGACGCTCCTCACCTACCTGGCGAAGACCGCGCCGAGCGCCGGCGTCGTTCTCCTGCTCCAAACGCAACGCCCGGATTCGGTGACTCTGCCGACGGGGTTGCGGAGCCAGATGGGTCACCGGTTCGCGTTGAAGGTGATGGACTGGCGCGACTCGAACATCATCCTCGGGGAGCAGATGAACACCCGCGGATACGACGCTTCGCTGCTCCTCGGCACCCACCTGGGCGTCGGTATCCTCCGCCCGGATGGGGAGCTGGCGGCCGTCGACGCGGGGTTCCCCACCGTGCAGGTCGACTGGATGACGGGCCGCGAGTGGACCGCGTTGTGTCAGCGGGGGCGGACGCTGCGGGAGGAGACCCGCACCCTCGCCGGTGACGCCGCCGGTCAGTTCCAGGCGCTCGACGTGGCGCAGGCGCGGGCGGCGCTCGACGAGGCCGCCGAGCCCGAGCCCGACGCGCTGCCGGCGCTCGACGCTGAGGTCATCGACAACCCGGACCTGCCCGAGCCGCTGCGCTCCGTCGTCGGGCACCTCGGCGACGACCTCGACCCGGACGGGCGGACGTTCGTGCCGACCGCTGAGCTCGTCGAGGAACTCGGGCTGACGGCGGAGGCGCTCGCCGCGGGGATGAAGGCCGACCCGATCGGGTTGGCGCCGGGGAAGGGGCGGATGCCCGGGGAACGCGACCAGGTCCGCGGGTACCGCACGGCGGACATCCGCTCAGTGGTTGAACGGCTCCGCAACGACGGGGCCGGTGGCACGGTCATCGAAATGCACCGATAACAGGAGGAGGAGCGGGTTGATGGCGAGTAGGGCTGAGAAGGCGATGAAGGCGCTCGGCGCGAAGTGGTCGCCGAACTTCGACGACTACGCGAGCGGGAAGATCCCCGCGAGCAAACTGGTCTGCGTCAAGTGTGAGAAGTCACCGTGCAAGTGCACGCAGTGCCCCGTCGACCACCGGGGGTCGCCGTGCGGGTTCAGCTACGCGCCGGGCGAGTCCTGCCCGAGGGGGCACTAATGAGCAAGCTCAGCCGGGCGGCGCAGCGCGGGCTGACGACGAACCTGCGCAACACCTACGCCAAGGCCGAACGCGAGGGCGACCAGGCGGCGATGAACGAAATCTACGACCGGTGGGTGGACTCCGACATGGCTCAGTCGCGCGTCGACCGGGTCGTCGAGGGCGCCCGCGAGTGGCGGGGGAGCTACCGGGTGAGCCGTGGCAAGACCCGCTTCACGGACGACCTCTCGTGAGCCAGGCGATCATCGCGCTCGTCGGCGCGTTCATCCTGATGAAGCTGTTCGGCGGTGGGGGCTCGCGCAGCGTCCGCAGCGTGCGGAGCGCGCCGCCGACCCGCAACCCGAACGGGGAGCGGCGACGGTCCGCGAAGCATGAGGCGGCGCACCTCGTGGTGAACCGGCGGCTCGGCGGCCGGTCCGTCGGCGCGGTCCTCCTCGACGACTCGAACGGCTACTCGGAGGTGTACCCGCGGGACGCCCGCAGCGACGCCGTGATGTCCCTCGCCGGTGAGGCGGCGACGGGTTCGCGGGGCGCGGCCAGCGACCGGAAGTTCGCGCGGAAGGCGTGCCGGCGCGAGGGCATGTCGATGAGCGAAGCGCGGCGCGAGGCCCGCCGGATGGTCCGCAAACACAGCGGCGACATCGGCTCAGTGGGTCGGAAGCTCGCCCGAGGGGGGCGGGTATGAGCCCGTCACTAACCCGTCACCAGCCCGTCTCCACGGGCCGCAACCCGTCTCCACCCCGTCTCCACCCCGTCTCCACCCCTCCGCGCAGGTCAGGGCGGGTGGAGACGGGGGTGACGGGTTGCCCGAGCCCGTCACCTGGTGACGGGTTGAGGGCCGGTTTCGGCCCCCGGGGCGGCATCTGATGGTCACGGGCCGCGAGGAGCGGGAGCGGGAGGACCGCGCCCGCGACCGGGCGTTGAAGGCTGAGCTGCTGGAGCTGATGACGCAGTACCCGGAGGCGACGCAGGCGATCGCGGAGCGCCACCGGCAGGTCGACGGGCGGTGCGACTATTGCAAGTCGCCGACGATGGACTGCCAGGTGGGGCCGGTGGCGAAGCAGGCGCTGCGGCTCGCCCGCTCGCGCGGGTGGCAGGGGTGACATTCTGATCGTGTCGGGGCTCCGCAGGTTGCAACCCAACCCACGCCCGTCGGGGGTGCGGAGCCCCGACACCCACCACGGAAAGGGGAACGGATCGTGACGACGAGTGTGCGGGTCGCCCTGGTCATCGACGCCATCGAATGCGGGAACTGCGGGGTGTGGTTCGGCATGGAGCGCAGCCGCATCGCCGACCGCAAGCAGGACGGCCAGGACTTCTACTGCGTCAACGGCCACAAGATCCACTACAGCGACAATGAGAACGCGCGGCTGCGGCGGACGGCAGAGCGACTCCGGCAGCACCGGGACGACGCCTACGCGGCGCTCGGCGCGACGCAGGACCAGCTGGAGTCGACGGCGCGGTCCCTACGCGCAACGCGGGCGGTCGTGACCCGGCAGCGCAACCGCGCGGCGGCGGGGACGTGCCCGGTCGATGGGTGTCACCGGCACTTCGCGAACCTCGCGCGGCACATCGCCGGGCAGCACCCGGACTTCACCCAGGCGCCGACGCCGTGACGGACCTGCCGGCGTGGATGCTCGAACAGATCGCGGAGGATAAGCGACTCGCCGTCGCCGCGGCGGTGCCGCTAACGGTCGACCTGGACTGGCCGATCGAGGCGTGGACGCTGGCGTTGCACATCGCGAACTGGGACGCGGCGCGGGTCCTCGCGGAGTGCGAGGCGCGGCGGCAGATCGTGGAATTGCACACCGGGCACCATGAGTGCGTCGTGTGGGCGCCGGAGCACGCCGTCGGTTTGCCGACGCGGACGACGCTCGTCGACCCCGGGTTCATCCACGCGCTCGACCCGACGCTGCTGCTCCTCGCGCAGCCGCTCGCGCACCGGCCCGGCTTCGGCGAGGCGACGACCATGCCGATCTATCCCTGAACGCGGGAGAACGCCCCCGCACCCGGCCTCGGGGGGCCTGGGTGCGGGGGCGTTCTTGTGTGCCGCCCGTGGGTTCCCTCGGCGCGGGAGAACCCAACCGTGGGGCGACGCTGGGGGCGGACCGTTCTAGGGGCGTGGCGCGGGGCTCGGCGGCTCCGGTTGCGCGGCCGGTGGGGGCTCGGCGAGCGGCACGGTCGCGGCTGTCGCGTTGGTGTCGACGACCAGCGACGGGGAGCCGCTCGGGCCGACCGCCACCCCCGCGACCGAGGTGAGCACCGACAGGATCGTCGCGCCGGCCGCGGTCAGCAGGATCGTCTTCCAGTCGACGGTCGCCGGGGTGCCCGTGGCGAGCTCGACGGTGAGGATGGCGAGGAGCGCCTGCGCGAACGTCTTGACGGCGCGCTCGGCGGCGTTCTTCCAGAACTCCGCGGTCAACATCACTTGACCGCCTGCTCACCCGGCGCGGTCTTCGTTGTGCTCGGCGCCGAACCGTCGATGAAGCTCCACGCCGGCGGGATGCGGGTGACGATGTCGTGGTTGAGCGCGACGAGTTGCGCCTTCGGCCCGTCCGGGAACGCCTGATCCATCATGTCGAGGAGGATGTCGGCGTACAGGTTGCCGTGGCCTCTCCCCTTCGGGTCGCCTCCGCCCTTCGGGAACTCCAGGGCGCTGTTCCCCGATATGAGGTAGAGCCGCCCGTCTGACTGATCCTGCCCGACCAACATGTCGACCATCTCCAGGTGTGTCGTCTTCCTCGGGGCGGCTGCCGGCGCTCCCCCGGCGAGGTGCTCCGCGACCGTCGTGCGGAACCCGGTCATGCCGCCGGGCCAGAACGCGGGGTCCGGCTTGCGGCTGGTGTATTCCTTGTGCCCGGCGAAGCGGTCGGCGTTCTTCCCGATGTGCGCGAGGAGCGCGGCGACGCCCCGGGGGTAGCTATCGAGCTGCGCCGGCGTCCAATCGGGCTGACCGTTCTGCAGCACCCCGGAGGACTCCGCCTCGATGCCGATGAGGTAGTTGTTGCCCTGCCCGCTCGGCACCCAGCTCAGCGACCCGAGGCCGGCGTGGTAGGCGAGGCCGGCGGCGACGCACACCCACACGCCGTCGCGGCCGAGGTACAGGTTCGCGAGCGGGCCGGGGAGCCCGGGTCGGCCGTTGACGACCACGCCGTAGCTCGGGGTGTTGCCGCGCGCCGGCCCGGCGGTGTGATGCCCGAGGACGCCGGTGCAGCCGCTCATCTCCCCGTGCCCGCGCGCCTGCCAGCCGGGGGCCTGCGCGACGGGCACCCCCGCAGCGCGGAGGACGTCGAACATCCACGTGACCCTCACGGCGTGTCCCTTCCCTCGCGGTCGGCGGCCAGCGCCCGGCGGACGGCTTCCTCGATGGCGCCGTTGCGGAGGTCTTTCTGCACGGCGCTGGCTTTGAGGAACGCGAGCAGCCCGAAGACGGTGGAGCTGAACACCGCGAGGGTGGAGATCCCGAGGTGGTCGATGCGTTGGTCGTTCGGGTCGGTGAGCGCGAGGACGCCGAGGACGAACGCGGCGAGCGCGAGGACGACGACGACGATGGCGGCGACGATGGCGACGGTCTGACCGGTCTTCACAACCCCCCCGTTCGAGCCCGCTCAGCCGACGGTCGAGCAGGTGACTTCGATGCGGATGCCGCCGTCCTCATCCGCCCAGCTGACGACGTCGATGTCGTCCGGGTCGGCGGCGGCGCCGATGCTGGCGCGCAATCGTTCGACGGTCGCGTCGTACTCGCTGCGGGAGGCGGTGGGGCTGACGTAACCGGCGCGGCGGATCACGAGGGCGGCCTCCCGGGGGTGCGTAAATTGCGCGTAACTGGCGAACGGCGCAAGGGGTCGTTGCGCGCAAAGCCGCGCAAGGGTGGTTAGCCCGGTTGGCTGCTCGGCGGAGCAGCGCTCGAGACCGGCGGAGCCGAGGGTGGGGCCGCCGTGCTCGGCGCCGTCGGGGCAGGCGGAGCCGAGCTACGGCGGGGCACCGCAGCGGGAGGCGGCGCGACCGGCTTCGGGGTGGTCGTCCGCGCCGCAGTGGGTGTTGCTCGCAGTGTGAGCGTCGGACCGCGCTCAAGCGCGGCCGGGTCGCGCTCAAGCGCGGCCGTCGTCGGGGCGGTGACCGTGATGGGGGGCGGGCGGGGGACGGGGTCGGCGGGCCACGCCGCGCGGAGGTTCTCCAACCCGAGGACCGTGCCCACCAGCACCCCCGGCGCGGCGCCCACAGCGAACGTCAGGAGCGCGACCCGGTGGAGGTAGCGGCGCTGCCGCTCAGTCCGCACAGCCCTCCTACGTCGCGTGGGGGGGCGCAGCGCGGGGTCTCGCGGGGCGAGGTCGAGGAGCGTGTCCCTACTCAGCGTCGCCCGCCGCGAGGAGCGTCGGGTCGCGCACCAGCTGGCAGGGGCAGCCGTCGACGCACTGATCGAACGGCGGGAACCATCGCCGCGTGTGGTCCCGCACCGGGTGCCCGCAGGCGCACATCGCGCCGGTCTCCCGGCTCCAGATCAACACGTCGACGCTCACAGATGTGGTGCTCCTCGCAGCCCTCACCCCACGGGTCTCGGCGGGGGGATGGCGGCACTATCCCATGCGAAGGTCAGCAGCGCTGGCACTGGGCGGGTGGTGTCCATCCCGGCTGCTCGGGCTCCCCGCCGGCCGGGGGGACGGTGAGGAACAGCAGCAGGAACAGCGCCGTCAGGAGCCGCACGGGGTCAGATCCTAGTGAGCCTGATCCAGGTGCCGGTGTAGAGGATCGCGTTGCTGGCGTTGGCGGTGGCCTGCGCGAACTGCACGACGACGTTCCCGGCGGTGCCCGCCGTCTTGAGCCAGCCCACGGGGTTCGCGGTGAGGTGCACCCCGGCGCCGTTCCCGCCGAATTGGAGGTTGCCGGCGGTCACGGATGGCGCCGTCTCGATGCTGCCGCTGGTGGCGGCAACGCCGGTCAGCATCCCGTTCGGGGCGACGCTCCACGTCGCGCTCGCCGGCACCACCAACCCGATCTTCACGTCGGCTGCGGTGGCGGCGGAGTAGTCGAGGAACAGCTCCAGCACATACGTCGTGGATGCTTCGGCGGGGAGGGTGAGCTGCGCGTCGTTCGCGAGGGTGGCGGTGTTGTTGACCGTGTTGTCGGTGGTCTTCACCGCGACCATCGACCCGATGAGCAGCCACCCGCCGTCGTACACGTAGGTGCGGTTCGTGTCGGTCTCGACGATGTGCTGCCCGGTGAACGGCGAGCCGGGGCGGGTGGCGGCGGTGACGTTCGTCGCGCCCACCGCGGCGTCGATGCTGTCGTAGGGGCCGCCGAGGTCGGTGGAGACGTTGACGGTGTCACCGCTCGCCGGTTTGCGGAGCCCGAGGCGCGTGGTGGTCGTAGCGATGTCGAGTCACCCCCTCAGATGATCGTGGTCCGCCAGGACAGGGCGGTGACGTGGAGGAGGCCGGCGTTGGCGGCGATGTCCGGCCCGGTGATCGTGACCCGCACGGTGCAGCCCGAGCGGGTGATCGATAGGGGGACGATCGTCGTCTGCATCCGCACCGACTGGGCGACCGTGAACCCTTCCCTACAGATCATCGCGTCGTCGGGTTCGATGAGCAGCGGGCCGCCCGGCCAGGTGACGGGCACGTCGACGGGCGCGGTGGCGGACAGCAACGGCGACAGGACCCGCGTGTCGTTGGCGCGGACCTCCCGCTGCGCGACCGACCCGAGCGCGTCCCACATGATCCCGACGACGTCGTTCAGCGGGAGGGTCATCTCCCCGGTCGCGGGGCTGGTCTGGACGACGCCGGGGGCGATAGCGGCGATGTCGTCGGCCATCGGCCCGAAGTGCTTGGGGACGACCGTGGGCTGCGGGTACCCCCACTCGCCGGGCGCCGTGTCGACGATCTGATTCCCGTCGGCGTCGAGGACGGGGGTTGTGCCGTCCGCCGCCCAGCGGGGCACGCGGCGGGTCACACCGGGCACGAACTGGGGGCGGGGGGTCTCGACCTCGGCGGCCTCGACGAGGTATTCGTACTCCTGCGACTTCACGCGGGTGATCAGGTCGATGGCCTTGACGCCGGCCCAGTCGATGTCTCGGAGGTTCCGCTTCACCGCCCGCGACGACGGCTGAGAAAGGGTGAGGGCCTCGAAGTTGCCGTTGCCGGTGTCGGTGCCGTTGCGGCAGTACATCACGCCGCCGGAGAACGCGAACCCGGTGCCCTGCGACGGGGCGAGCATGTTCGACCCGCCGCCCGACGCCCGCCGGTTGTAGATCATAAAGCTGTCGCTGATGTTGGCGTTGCTGCTGTCGTTCGTGCAGAACTGGATCAGCCGGGTCGTCGCCGGGGGGTGCGCGCTCATCCCGTCGATCGCGAACGTCGTGGTCGGGGCGATCATCAGGACGTCGGTTTGCGTCATCGTCAGGAACGTGAACAATCCGCCGGTGGCGAGGGTGTCCTCGTCGCAGAACGTCATGGCGACGTTCGTCGAGCTGGCGTTCATCCGACCGGAGCGGCCGGAGCCGTTGAGCGGGCCGCGCACCGAGATGTCGGTGGTGCCGATGAAGTTGAGCCGCGAGTAGTTCGCGCCCGACGACGGATAGAAATTGATCTCACCGGTGGTGGGGATGACGACGCGGGTGCCGGTCAGCGCGGTCTGGAAGATGCCGGTCAGCAGGTTCGTGTTCGTGTCGCTGTTGAGGTCGACGAGCAGGGTGTTCGACGAGTCGTAGGTGTGCAACCCGGAGACATCCATCCTCGTGCGCTGCCCGGCGGCGGCCGTGCTGATGCTGCCGCCGATGAGCAGCGCCGCGAGGATCGTCCCCGCGCTGATCTTCGACGCGGTCAGTTCCGACACGTACTGCGAGTTGATGAGCCCGGGCGTCGCCGACGAGGCCGTGGAGGGCAGGCTCCGGTTGCCGTTGAGGTCGACGGCGATGACCTTGAACTGCGTCGGGAACAGCACCTGGTCGACCTTGAACGACTCGACGACGGGGGTGCCGGCGGCGATCATCCCCCGGTTCGCGATGGCCTTCCCCAGCAGCGTCGCCGCGCTCGGCGCGAACAATGGGTCGAGGTCCCCGTGCAGCTCCAGCCACCCGAGGTCGGCCTCCAGGTTGTAGGTGCCGCCCGATGCGCGGCCGAGGGTGTGCGTCATCTGCACACCGAGCAGCGACGACACGATGCTCGGGGGCGCCGGGGGGCTCGGGGGGAACGGGTCGGTCGGCAACGTCACCGTCGAGCTGGAGGACCAGCCGCCGAGGTTCGGGGGCGACGCGGTGTCGACCGCCCTGATCCGCAGTTCGATCGACGAGCCGGGGGTGAGGTCCGCGACCGTGAACGAGTTCAGGTCGAAGCCGACGCTCGTCGCCGTCCACGGCCCCGACGCGACGGGGGGTTCGGGCGCGTCCCACGTGTTGAGTTGGCTCCACACGTAGGCGCTCGCGACCGCCCAGGTGGCGGGGTTGACGAGGTGGTCGGTGGTGCGCCACTGCAACTCGTAGTAGGCGCCGTCGAGGATCGGGGTGCCGTCGGTGTTCAGCGGCTGAGCCCAGCGCACCGCGACCTGCGCCCGCGTGATCCCCGACGTGGGGAGATACGAGCTGACGGTGAACGGCAGCGTCCAGCCCGGCGCGGCGGGGATGCTCGCGTCGGGCTTCGGCCGTGAGCCGACGGACTCCGTCAGGTCCGTCAGCAACCCGCGCGGGTCCGACCCGACGGTGATCGCCGTCGAGCTCTCCTCCGGTTCGAGGTAGTCCGTCAGGTCGATCCACTGGTTGTTGTAGTCGCGGTAGGCGACGCCCATGCCGCGGCTGACCGGCCACGTCAGCTCCGTGACGCGCACCTTCAGCGGGTTGAGCCGGTGCCCCCGGAACATGACTTCGGCGGCCGGCACCGCGGTGTCGACCATGCCGCTGTCGGGGTCCCACACCCACACGAAGTCGCCGACGCGGAACGCCCCGTCGATGTCGACCTCACTGGTGTTGACCTTCAACGTGCGCTTCGCGCGGAGGAACCGGTTCAGTTGCAGCTGCGCCAGCGGGTCCGCGTTCGTCGCCTCCACGTCGCTCGCGGAGACGATGCGGGTGAGGACCGCGGTGTTGCCGTGGATGTCCTTGTACGGGTTCAACCCCCCGGAGATGTTGGCCTGCCCGATCGCCGTCGCGTCGCCTTCGCCCTGCGCGAGTACGACGACGCGGGTGCTGAACTCCGACAAGTCGCTCGTGGCCTCCGCGCTGCCAGTGAGGCCGCGGAGCGTCATGTCCTGCCCGCTCATCTTCCGGGCGATGACCGCCGTCGGCGTGGTGACGTAGAGCTGGTCGACGGTGCCGGCGTTGAGCTTCCCGTCGCCGGTGACCTGCCACTCCGCCTGCCCGAACGTGTTCGACCAGTAGCCGCAGAACTGGCTCAGCGCCTTCTTCGGCGACATGAACACGAACGACCCGGTGAACGGCGTCCCGCTCACGGTGTTGATCGTCCCGGCGGTGATCGACCCGGAGGCGGGGAGGAGGTTCGTGACGCCGGTGATGAAGCTGCTCCCCGAGAGGTTCACCGCCGTCTCGAAGACGGAGCCCTTGTCGTCCTCGTCGCCGAGCCAGAACGCCATCCCCGGCCCGCCGAGCCGCCGGGTGTCGTCGGTGAACTCGCGGGTCCGCACGACCCCCACATAGCGGGCGCTGGCGAGGAGCGCGTCGCCGCTGATCCGCGGGTTCTGCCGCGCCGCGTGCACGCAGACGTGCCCGAGGTCGAGGATCGCGTCGGTCACCGACTTCGGCGTCGTCGCCTTCAAATTGATCGACCACTGCCCGAGCGCCTGCAACGACTCCGTGATCGGCACGCGCCCTCCGCTCAGTCGGTCGGTCGTGGGACGATGCCCGGCGTGACAGCGCCGCCGAACTATGAACAGCTCCGCAGCGCGTTGCTCGCGCTCGCCGCCGGGATCGAGCGGGTCGCCGGGACACTCCGCAGTTCGGGTGAGGTCACCGATACGGCGACGGCGATGCTCGACCTCCGCGCCCCGCTCACGGAGGCAGCGCTCCGCTTGGAGCGGATCGCCGAGGACGCGAGGCGTTAGCGGCGCACGGCGGCGACGACCTCCGTCGAGCTGCCGAGGTACTGCGCGAACAGGTTCGCGGCCTGGTCGCCGGTGACGGCGCCGGTGCCGCCGGCCACGACCCCCACGAACGCGTCCAGCGCGGTCACCGACGCCTTGCTGACGCCGCCGATGGCGGTGTCCGCCGTGAAGCTCTTGCTGCTCCCGACGACGTACTTGTTGCCGTCGGCGTCGTTGCTGCTGGCGATGACCATCCCGGCGGTCGCGTTCGTCCCGGCCTCCGTCGCCGCTTTGACGATCTTCAACGTCGCCGAGGTGTCGGACTGGACGAACAGCTCCACGAAGCGCGAGCCGCGGCGGAGGGTGAGGTCGACGGTCACGCGCCCCTGCGACTGTCCCTTGTAGAGCCGGACGACGACGGTTTCGTAGTCGTTCTGGAGGATGTCGACGCCGTCGACGGGGGTGATCGTCGCGGCGTTGTCGAGGACGTCCCACGCCTTCGCCCGCCACGCGCCGCCGGTGTAGGCGTCGACGCTGAACACCCCACCCGTGACGAGCGGTGTGATGCGCACCAAGCCGTTGCTGAGCACCCACCCGACGGGGGAGAGGGCGACGCCCTGCCCGCTGCGTTCCTCCGCGTTGGAGTCGATGAACCGCACCCGGCCCTGCGGGTACGTCGAGGTGGTGGCGCCCCACCGGGGGTTCGCGCCGAACGCGAGACCGCGGTAGACGACGACGGCGCCGTCCTCCCCCGTGCGGGTCACGGCGGTGGGGACGGCGGTGCCGGCGAGGTAGCCGCTGTGCCCGATCGGGGGGGCGTGCCATATCTCCCCGGTGCCCGAGAAGTCGTTCGACCGGGTCTGCGCCCCCGACAGGCGGGATTCGATGTCCGCGGTGTTCGCGTAGCCGCCCGCCTTCAAACGCACGTCGGCGGAGCCGAAGACGCGGCGGGTGCCGGCGGCGGCGAGCCCGGGATATGACCAGTGCTTCACGTCGACCGACGACACGGTGTAGAAGCCGCCGAGGAACACCTTGTCGGACCACACGACGGGGATGAGCTTGCCGGGCAGCCCGAGGAGGTCGTCGCGCAAGCGTTCGACCCGCGCGGTGCTCAACGCCGTCGAGCTCGCCTGTACCGACACGCCGAGGAGCCCGTCGACGCCCTGCGTGACCTCGAACGCCTCGAACAGGGCGGGGAGGCGGCCGAGGGTGACGGTCCCGTAGAGGCTCGTCACGTCCGGCTCCGCTCCACTTTGCGGATCTCGTCGGCGACCTTGATGGCGGCCTGCCGCATGAGGGAGTCGTCCATCGCGTTGATCGCGTTCTGGAAGATCACGCTCACGTTGTAGGTGCTCCCCATCTGCTGCGCGGCGGCGGGGGCGACGACGTACTCGTCCCGGCCGGACAGGTTGACGGCGGCGTGCCCGCTCGGGAGGAGGCCGCCCTTGTCGGCGAGGTGCGCGCGGATGTTGAACATGCCGCTCGTCGCGCCGACCGGGCCACCAACCCGCACCCCCACGGACCCGGCGGATTCGACGTTGACGCCGGCGATGGTGCCCGCCATGTGCCCGGGGTTGCCGCGGAACGCGCCGATGTTCAGCCCGGCGCCGAGGCCGGGGGAGAACCCCGCCCACGGGAACGTCCCCGTCGACCCGACCCGCGAGTACGGATAACGGCCGCGGATCACATTCGTTATGGCGCTCATGAAGCCGGAGCAATCGTAGGAGCTGGGTCCGACAGCCCCCCACACGTAGGGTTTCCCGACCTGGGTGCGGGCGAACGCGAGACCGTTCCCGCCGGCCTCCAACCACTTCTTGATCTGCGCCTTGATCCGCTCGGCTTCCATCGCGACGAGCTTGTTGCGCGCCGCGACGTACGACTCGGTCGCGACCCGCGGGAACGGCTGCGTGCCGGTCCCGACGTACCCGCCGAACGCGAGCCGCTGATGCGGCACCACCCCACCACGGGCGAACGCGCTGCCGTCGCCCCGCTGCCCCTCCACACCCGCGGGGCGCGGCGCGGTGCGGCCGATGAAACTCGCGACACCGGCGACCCCACCGGTCCGCGCCGCCTTGTTCGCCGCGTGGATCCACTGGTGGCCGACGGCGCGACCGAACTCGGGGCGCATCACCGGTTCCCCACCGGCCAGGTCCAGAATCCCCCCGGTCGCGGACACGAAGCGGTGCACGTCGCGGCCCGGGGTGTAACCGGGCATCACCCCACCGTCGGCCATCTGCCCGATGACGCCGCCCTCGGCGAGCCCGAACGTCGACGCGCCCCGCCCGGTGCCGCTCGAGATTTGCAGGGGGTTGATGACCCCGGTGCCGGTGATCGTGAACGACCCGTCGGGGGTCGCGTTGATCTGAGCTGCCATCGCCAGCAGCGACGCCTTCACCGGGCCGCTCGCCATGCTCGCGAGGCGCTGCAGCTCGGTCTTCTGCGCCGCCGCCTTCTGCTCCGCCGTGGCGTGCGCGCCGCCCAACGTGTCGAAGTTCTGCTTGGCGCCCGCCAGCGCCGCCGCGAGCGGGCCGGTGGTCTGCGCGGCGAGCGTCCCCAACTGATCCTTGTACAGGCGGCTTTGGATCTCCGCCGTCGACGTCGCCCGCTTCGCGGTGTCCAGGCCGTTGGCCTGGTCGATGAGCGCCTGCTTCAGCGGCCCGGTCATCGTCGCGGCCTGCCGCAGCAACTCCTCCTTGTACGCCTGGGCGCCGATCTCCGCGACGTTCGTCGACCCCGAAGCCTTCGCGTTGTCCTCCGCGAGCCGCTGCGCCGCCGCAGCCGCGGACAGGCTCGCCTGCTCCATCTGGAGGTTCGCCGCCGCCGCTTCCGTTGAGCTGGCGCCGTGTTCCTTCGTGGCCTGCGCGGCCCGCTTGCTCGCGTCCGCGAGGTTCAGCAGCGACTGCTTGTAGCCGACCTCGGAACTCGCCGCCGCCGCACCGGCCTGCGACGTCTCCACGATCTTGTCGCCGAGGGTTTTCGTCGCGTCGGCGGTGTCCCGCGTGATGTCCTTCAAATGCAGGTTCGCGGCGGCGAGGGCCGCCGACGCGGCCTGCGCCTGCGGCGAGTTCGCCGTGTAGTCCTTCACCGCCTGGTTGTAGTCATCCTGCGCGATCCGTAGCTGAGCCTGCGCCGCCTGCAGGGGCGGCATGACCGCAGCCTGCTTCTCCAGCTCGGCGCGAACGTTCGCGACGGCCTCCGCGTGAACATCCGCCGCCGACGCGCCCTCCTGCGAGGACACGATCCCCTCGTTCGCGGCGGTCGTCGCCGCGTCCATCGCGAGGTTCCGCCGCTCGATTTGCGTGACCTCGTCGGCGACGGCCTGCTGCATCGTCATCGACCCGTCGAGGACGGCCTTCGCGAGTTCGCCGGCCTTATCCGACAGCTGATCGAACAGCACCGTCAACCCGATGAGGAGGAGGCTGACGACGGGCAGCGCGGCGCTCACCTTCGACACCGCGCCCTCAATTTTGCCGCCGGCGTTGGCGAACCGTTCCCCCGCCACCGCGCTGCCGGTGAGCCGGGTCGTGAGCGTCCCCGCGGTCGCGCCGGCTCCGGCGATCGCGGCGCCCAACCCGAGTAGCGCCGTCTGCATGAGGCCGATGCCCGCGGCGGCGATCTTCAACGCGACGAACCCACCGACGATTGTCCCGAGGATCGGCGCGATCGGTTCGAGGACCCGCGCGACCCCACCGATGATGTCGGCGAACGCCCCGAGCGCCGGGATGATCAGCCGCAACGCGCCGACGAGGGTGTTCGCCATCGCGTTGAGGAACGGGGCGAGCGCGACGACGACGTCGGTCAC